TATCGACCACGTAGCCGGTCTCCCTGGATTCGTTCATCAACAAAAGATGTTATTAGCCATGTCAAGGTACGGGTTTATAAACCCCGATTGCCTGACAAGCACTTCCCCGTGGGTGAAGATTTTCACGCACTCGCCTGCAATGGCGCCATCTCCCCTCTGTTCCTGTTTTCTCGTGAACACGGGCATTCTGCCCTCTGGGTCGGGTTCAAATAACTTGGCTATGTCATGAAGACAATCGATCAATTTGGGATTGTCTCCAGCCTCAAGGCAGGCACTGCCCACAGACGCGTACATGGTGTCGTCATTTTCAAAGTTATTGTGGTGCCTAATTTTGGCCAAAATCCTAACCGGATCGCGAAACGTCCGGACTTCACCGTCTTTTATGGTCAGTTTGGTTCGAAGAAATTCGACCTCTCCAAGTTTGCCTCTTTTACTGGTCATGACCACGCCGTAGTATTCCTCAAATACTGCAAGAAGGATTTCGTACAGTTTGTTCTTGACGCCGAAACAATCATCGCCGTAGCCACAGAACGTCATCGCCCTCAGCTGAGTAAGAGGGTCAAAAAGAACCGAAAGACTGCAGTAAACGATGATAAAAAGAGCACCGGAAAACATTATCTTGATCATATCTGTGTTGAGATTGGTGGTAAACAGGCAACCGGTGGGTGTAATCCAACGCGCGTATGCGAATTTGCCGTCGCCCAAATGGACGACAGGAGAAGCCAGGTGGGCCAGCCAGTTCGCCATGGCAGCACAATCGTCCTCATGCGGGTTGACTTGCATGAGGTAGAACATCAAAGCGGGAAACAGTAGTTCGCGAGTCACGGAAACATCCCAGGCCTTTGCGTCCAATTCATCAAATTCGCGCTCGCAGAAATCCTCAAAGGTTTCGGTGAGATGATACCCTCCTGCGAGATAAAGGTATATGAGAGTTTTGTGAAAGTTCCCATTAACCCTTGATATGCCGACAAAGTTGCCATTTGCCATATTGCCATGGCACTTAATCATGTCGTGAAACATAAATAAGGCAAAGAGATACATGTTAGCTGGTTCGATAAGCAATTTACGCATCTTCTTCAAAAGCCTTCGCATTTCGATCTTGTCTACGGCACTGGATGCAAATATGCCGGGTTTGCCGA